TCAGCATTTACTATAACACCACTGCCTATTGCAGCCGTTCCACTAGAGATAGTTATGTCACCACTTATACCACCTTCGATATAAGTTGCCACTCTTGACATGGCAGCTTTTCTGTTTGTACCACCTGCACCGTCATCAACAATTAGTAAGTCAGCGTCAGCTAAGTCAGCACCTATATCTGTACCACCGTCAATCTCTAATGCACTGAGAGCTACTTTACCTGCTGTGCTTATGGTTGCAAGTTTAGTATCTGCTATAGCTGCACTAGACTTGATGTCTGCGTTTACAATATTTGTAATAGTGTTGTTATCAGAGTCGATTGACTTGTTTGTAAGTGTGTCTGTTGTAGCTTTTCCTACTAAAGTGTCATCAGCCACAGGTAAAGTTAAAGTTATATTTGAACCACCAAAAGTACCATGTGCAGGTGCTTGTAGTTGAGCATAGTGTGCATTACTAGACTCACAGTAAAATCTCACATAAGATTGAGAGCCTGAGTTCTTAATAGATATGCCACCTGATTGCATATCAATACCGTTTGAGCCATCAATACGCACAACTCCTGTGCCGTTTGGTGTTAGAGCAATATTACCGTTTGATGTAGATACAATACCATTACCATTTACATCTAAGTCACCACCTAACTGTGGAGATGTATCTGCCACAACATCTGTGATACCACCAAGAGCAGAGGATATAGATGCGAGTGTAGTCTTTTTTAAAGCACTAGCAGACGCATCATGTATAAGTATTGTATCATTAGATGTATCAAGAGATGTTTCAGCAGTCTGTCCTGTTATAACATTTGCATTTACCATCGCAGTTTCAACAGCATCGTTAGCTATTGTTACTGCACCGTCTGATGCTATAGTTACGTCACCTGATACAGCTACAGGGTTGAAGTTAGTTCCGTCAGCAACCATGATGTGACCACTGGTGTTTGTACCCATAGTAAGGTCATCACCACTGATTGTTAAGTCACCTGCTATCGTAGCATCTGCACCACTGAATGTTAAAGCTGTGGTTGAACCTGATTTAATTATTAAGTTGCCAGAGCTATTTGTGAAAGCTGCGTACTGTGTACCGTCATCTTTTAGCACTACATCTGCATCACCTGCATCTAGTGTAATATCTGCTGCAGCATCAACAGTAAGATTGTTTGCAGAGATAGTCATGTCTGTACCATCTCCTTCAATCTTTTCGCTGTCACCACCAAATACTATACCAACATTATTTGGTACGTGTATGTCAGAGGTAGCTGTAAGATTTATCTTAGCACCTGATGTTATTGTAAGGTCTGTGTTGTCCCCTTCAATTTTCTCACCACTACCAAATGTTATACCAACATCTGCAGGTATTACAACGTCAGCAGTTGCTGTGAGGTTTATGTTATTGCCTGTTATAGTTAGGTCAGTACCATCGCCCTCTATCTTTTCTCCATCGTCACCAAAGGTTAAACCAATGTTAGCAGGAATGTTTATATCACCATTTGAGCCTACACTAAAGTTTATATCTGTCCCATCAGACTCTATCTTTTCAGCACCTGACCCATCAAGAATAAGACCAACATTTGCAGGTATGATAATATCAGCCGTACCTGTAAGATTAATGTTGTTACCTGTGATTGTTAAGTCAGTGCCGTCACCTTCTATCTTCTCTCCGTCATCACCAAAAGTCAAACCTATGTTTGCAGGTATATTGATGTCCCCACCTGAACCAACAGTTATACTTAGGTCTGTTCCATCTGATTCTATCTTCTCTGCTGTAGCAAAAGTTATACCAACTCCAGATGGTATATTAACATCTGCTGTGGCAGTAAGATTAATATTGTTTCCTGTGATGGTTAAGTCTGTACCGTCACCCTCAATCTTTTCTCCATCGTCACCGAATGTTAGCCCAACATTTGCAGGTATATTGATGTCTGCACCTGCAACAATATTTAGGTCTGTGCCATCACCATGTAGATATTCGCCACCTTCATCATTGAAGTATAATCTTTTTGTTCCATCAATTACAATATCATCACTAAACTTGAAGTGGTCTTCATCTTCCATCCATGTTAGAAGACCATCATTAGTTTCACCATCAAATGTTATAGCAATATCTGTACCTGCTGTACCATCTCCTATGGTAATCGCTGTACCTAGCAATTTAGTTATAGGACCACCTTCGGCTGATGTGCCATCGTGTGTATGTCCTGTTCCTGATGCAAAAGCTGCTAATAACTGATTAAACTCGTCATTAGTGTGGGCAGCCGTGATAACATCACCGTCACTGTATGTAGACTGTCTTGTGTATGTTGCTCCCATTTATCTTCTTGCTCCTACTTGATATTCCATTTGAAATCCTCTTAACGCATAAGGTGCTGTCGTTCCATTGTCATCAACTCGCACAGCTACTGTAAATCCTGACCCCTCTACCGACTGTCTAAGTAATGGCTCTGACTGACCACCGTAAGTAGACGTTCCATATACACCAGAACCATAAACAGCTACAATATCACTTGCCGTTAACGAATAAGCTGCAGGTCTAGGACTATTAGGGTCTTCGTAATCATAACGTAAAAACATATCTGCACTTATAGAAGCTTCTGGCTTATAGCTTACAAGAACACGATGCATATGTTTTCGTACTCCTGCATCACCAAAACTTAAATCAGGACTTCTGTATTTACCTGCTACTGCTGTTCCATCAAAGTCATTACCTGATTCTTGCCTGTATACATATCCACCTTCTCCACCATGTATAACTATCGTTTCTGTGGCAGTAGATACTGTATCTGTAGATGTAGGTCGTATACCTTTAAGCTGTGCAAACTCAAATGTTTGTCCTCTTAATGATGTTGTCACACCCTCTGTGGCTGACTGTGCTACACCTGACTTTGTAAAGAACACTCTATACTGTGTCTTATTTGGTATCACGAGTGACCTAAAACCACTAGCATTTGCAATGTTATCGTTAAACACAGACTGCACAGGAGTGCTTATAGTACCAAGTTCAACGTCACCAATTCTTGCTGTACCTGCAACAGTTCTTAATCCGTCTGGTGCTAGGAATATTAAGTCACCTGCAAATTCCTGTATTGTCTGTCCGTTTACACATCCGATGTTTCTAGTTACAGGTGCTACAGCAAAGTTACTAGAGGATGTTCCTGTTAATTTAAATATTCTATCTTCACAAAATATAAACAAATCTTCACGGAAAACTTTAAGACCTGTTATTGTATCATCTACTTTGAAGCTACCTGCACCACTACCTGTTGCAAAGCTATCTTCATCAAATGGTACACTAAATACAACCTCTTGTTTGTTACTAGCCATGCCACCATAAAACATGTGGTCTTTAAATGCTACTACAAACTTTGCACCTGTTACGGCAGTAGTAACTTCTCCACCTCCACCTGATGATACGTCTGTTGCTGCAAAAGATGTGTTAAATACTGTTGGTGCGTTGTTTCCGTCTGCAACTATAAGTTTGTCGTTACCATCAAAGTTAAACCGTTCAAAGGTATATACACCTGCACTTGTTCTGCCACTATCTCTTTCTGTCCAAGACCCACTTCCTGCTGAAGCAGTAAATATCTTCTCACCTCTTGCTGCAACTATTTTATCATTAAATATACAAGATAGTAACACTTCTTCTGTTGATGCACTTGTTTGTGGCACTACGTTTGAATTATATTTTACAAATCCATTTATTCTTCTGTAACCACCATTAATGTCTGGCTCAAAGTTTACAAGCTCAAGTGCTTCTCCCGGTTGCATAGCGAATGTAGACTTGTTTAAAACTAAGCCACCCATCAAAGGAAATGTAGCAGGTGCTGTCTGCGATAAATCGGGCATTATCTAACCGTTGCTGTTGCAAAATAATTTGATGTTACAGTTGGATGCACAAGAACTGTTGACCTAACATACTCATACTTGTTCACTAATAAACTTTGCATGTTCTTTATGCCTTGTTCAAATCGTGCAAAATTTAATTGGTACTGAGATGTTTCTCCTCTGTACTGATATACAAAAGCTGTAGCACCATCTACTATTACTGGAGAGAATCTGTCAGGTATGCTTGGAGTATCACTTTGTGCTGATAAGTCAGAAGTGAATGTAAAATAGTCATACTTTAGTGCATATGTTTTATCAGGAAAAGGGTATAGCAAATAATTGTTGTCAAGTGTACGCACTACATGTGTAGGTATTCCCCCACTGTCAAACTGTGCTACCTGTGTGCCATTACTGTGAGTTGCAGCAGTTGTACTATTTGCCCCTCGTGTACACCCTGTTAAAGTATTTGTACTAATACCTGTGTATGTTATTTGTTCGTTTTCTATAAAAACAGTTCCTGCAGAGTCAAACCCTGTGGAACTGGTAAGGTCTATTTCTGTTTCACTAGCATCTAACTCTTCTGCCAGTGTTGTTGTTACTATCTCATCTTCTTGGTCAATGAACTTATCTACGTATTCATTATACTGTAATATGCTTAAAGCATTACCTGCAGTAGCTAAGTCTTGGTCTTTTACTATTCTAAATGTGTTGTAGTCTACTGTCTTTGCATCTGTAGGTATAGAATATCTAACTGAACCCGGTACAAGTGTTTCTGTTTTGGTTGAGTGATTAAACGGATAATTAAATTCTCTTTGATTAATATATCGTATTGACTCATTGACCGCATTTTGAGCTTGTGTTTGTATACCTCTAGCTGCAGAAAAATTAGAAGCGGTAAGTTGTACTTCATTTAATCTTGCTAATACACT